CTCGATCTGTGAGCGCAGCAATCTGGCCTTGGCGTGCTGGGTGGCTACGTGCATCCCGAGCGCAGCGCCCACGTTGGCCAGGTCGGCAGCGCTCAGGTTTCGTACCGAGTTGTTGGCCAGGGTCCAGTCGATGGTAAACCCTGGTGCCATGGCGGCCAGCTGCACAGCCCCCTGGATACGCGACTGGCTGATCGCATCGCTGTCGAACGGTGAGCCGTCCCAGGTGAACCCGCCGAACTCGGCTTCGTCGCGGTCGCGCTTGATCTGTGCCCATTTGGCAGCCTGCAGGTCGGATAGGGTGCGGGGGTCAACCCACTGTTTGGTGGTGTAGTCGAAGGTGTGCGCTGGTGATGGTCGTTCCAGCAGCTGCTCAAGCCGACCGTCTATAACGACGAATTTGGTGCTATCCACAGTACTGTCAATCTCAATTGCCACCTGGTTTTCCTGCAGCATTGGCGACAGGCACTCCAAGTCGGACGCCACGCCGCTCTGCACGATTTTTCCGGTAGTGTGTTCAACAATTGCGTAGATCATCGCTTTGCCCCGCTAACAATTAATGTCCGTTGCCTAACAGAGCCGTCAAGCAGGGCGCTGTATTTTTTGTATATAAAAAGCCCATAGCTTGCATCTCCGTTAAATACATCAGTGAGCACAAATGTTGCGAAGTGGTTTGCACTCCCACTGGATTCAAACTCTTTGAGAAATGCCCCGTTTCTATATACGCGCACTCCGAAAATCAAACTAGCGCTACTTGCGAAGAGACTCACCCCAACTAGAATTGTCGTCATACCACCCTGGCTATTTATAGTTGGGGCAAATAGCACATATCCACCTTCTGGCGTAATCGTAACGGTGTCTTCTGCATTAGCAGAGGTAGGCACAGTCACCGCGTTGTTTGCAATCTGCAGTGTATTGACCGCCAGGTCCGCAATATAGGTAGAGGCGTTGCCGGAGGTGATTTGGTCCAGCGCACCGAACCTTCCACCTCCTACAGAGGGTGCCCAAGGAGTAAATGTTGTCTGGTCAGCCCCCGCCTCCCCAAAATATGCCTGCGTAGCAAACATGTACGAATCGGTGTGCCCTGCAGCTGTTGTATCTTTTCTGAATATGAACCTTGCAGCCACAGCTCCTGCAGGCGCTACCCCAAACCCCCCGTGGTGTTTCCATGCGCTCAACGAGACCCCTCCAGCGGCTTCCTCGTTGTTGTATATCAAAGAGGTGTTTGTAAATACATTGCCGTCGCTGTTAACCCAATAAATAAACACCGCAACATTACAACGATGCGCTCCTGTTTTTCCGTGGTACTCGTATCGCTGACCCACTTTAACGGGTATGTTGTAGGATTGAATTTCGCTGTATTCCCCGCCAGCCGTCTGCACTGTATAAGCAGCATGCCCGCCGAAAGGCATCCAATCCGCACTGAGGTCTATGCCTAAAGTGTGGCCGCCCGGCAGAACGGCACTCCACTTATCCGAAGTCCCCGAGTCGAACCCTGAGTTCTGACAGAGGTTGCCGCCACCATATGTAGTTGCCGCCTGAGCCCCTAGCGACGAGCCAGAAGAGAAAATAACATTCCCTGCAGCGTCCTTGATGTCCAGACCACGGGTATCAATCTGCGCGGCTGTGAGTTGACCCCGGATGCTGGCGGCAGCGAACTCCGCCGCGCCGTTCTGATGGATACGCCAACCCGCACTACCGGCAATGTAACCAGTGGACTGGATGTACTGGCCCACGGCCAGACTCCCCGCCGCGAGCTTGCTCACAGACAGGTTGGCGATCTTGGCATCGTCCACAGCCAGGTTGGCGATCTTCGCATTGGTGATCGTGGCGTCGTGAATGTACGCGGCCTTCATGTAGGTGCCAGCTGGCACTGCTACGCCGTTGATCGTCGTGGGCGTTGTGCGGTGGAAGAACGGAGAGCCGTCGTTGGCTGCGTTGTCCGTCTGCACCGGTGCAATCGAGAACTTGTCAGCAACCACCGTGAACTCGCTGGTGGGTGTGCCGTCGTTGGCCGTGGAGGCCAAACCGAAACCCGACACGTAGCCGTTCACATCCACCTTGACGGTGTACTTGGCAAGCAGGCTGCCTGTCTCTGTGGCCCGTGTGGTTGCCTCGGTCTGAATGGCAGCTGTGTTGCCTTCGACCACGGACTGCAACGTCTGTCGGGCTGTGGCTTCTGCGGCGAGAGCTGTGGCCCGTGTGGTTGCCTCGGTCTGAATGGCAGCCGTGTTGGCTGCCACTCGGGTGTCCGTGGTTTCATTCCACAGAGCACCGGTCCACCGATACGCCTTGTTGCTGTCGCTGGTGTCAAACCACAAATCGCCGCTCACAAGACCTTCTGTGGGGGCTTCGTCCTGGTAGTAGGTCCGGTTCTTGGCGTTGGCTGTGGCTGAGATGGTTGTCACCGACGTGGTAATCGCCGCGTCTGCTGTGGCGCGGGCAGTCTGCTCTTGCACAATGGCCGCGGCTTGAGTGTCCACCTTGGCGGCCAGTAGCGACCTGGCGCTGGCTTCCGCAGCAAGTCCTTCATCAATCCGCGTATCCAGCTGGGTTTTGGCGACAGCCAGTGATGCGACCGTCTCCTCCTTGGTGGCCTGCCCAGCCAGCACGTTGCGCAGCACGGTCTCTGCATCCACATCCAGCTGGCGCCGCATGGACAAAAGCTCCGTCGTCGTGGATGCGTTGGTTCCAGTGGCGTTTGCAACCGCCTCGTTGAGAGTGGTCACCGTGGACGACAATGTGCCAATGTCTCCGCTCAGGTTGGTCACGCTGGCGCCAAGTGTTGTGATGTCGCTGGCCATGGCGCTATCCGCAGTCGATCGGGCCTGCTTTTCTTCGTAGATCAGCCCCTGCGTCAGGTTGCCAATGGTTGCTCCGGAGGGGTCTTCCTGGCCAAGAATAGCGGTAGCCAGGGTCTTGCGCTCTGTGGCTTCTGCTGTGTCCGCGGTTGCGCGGGCCTGCTGTTCCTCCAGCATCTGCGCGGTGGATGCGCCAGGGGACGGGCGGCCCACCGCAAACCAATCCACCTCGAAATAATCGGTAGCCGTCTGGGCGCTGGAGAGGTCCAGGCGCATCCGGTCCACCGTCACGGCCCAGGTCAGGTTCACCACAATTGTGCCAATGCCGTTAGCGTCGTAGATCGGCTCGGGGATGGCGACCCGGCGCGAAACATCCCACCCCGTATCCACCAAGGCGTTCCACCACAGATACCCGGCAAACACCGGGCTACCCACCTTGCGCACCCGAAGGCGCACCTGCTTATACCGGGCGTAGTCCACCCCAAGCCCGGTGGGCGTCGTCACATAAGCCCCCGCCGCCTGGTTGGCCGGTCGCAGCCAGCCTTGGGCGGCGGTGGGCACCCCGTTGCCACTCCACCCGTCCACGCCCTGGTCAAAGTACCAGATCGTTTGCCAATCAAACTGCTCACCAACACCGGCCGCCAGCAGGGTGATCTGCAGCGAAAGGGCCTCATCCTGCGCGGCGCGGGCGGTGCGCTCCTGGTACAGTAGGCCCGTAGTCACCGCGCCAATGTCGTTGCCACCGTATCCGCCATGGATTTGGGCCGCCAGCAGAGTTCGCTGATTGGCCTCGGCCATCAGGCCCGTCTCCAGGTTGGTCGTCAGCTCCGATCGGGCCGCCGCCACGTCCGCTGTACGATCCACGCGCTCGGTGTCCACACCAATAACGGCTCGCAATGCTGCGTTGGCTGCGTCCTGCACCCCGATCATCCGCTGGTGCGACTCAATGGCCAGCTGCCCGCTTCGCGCGTCCGCCTCTTGCGCCACCTGGTACGCCACGGTGCCGGGTATGGTGCCGGGGCCGTCAATCAGGTCAATGCGTGTGCTCAGGTCGGCAAAAAGCTGGCTCTGCGTGATCTGCCCAGTCAGTGCGTCGAGCAGGGACGATACATCCTGCCCAGAAGTGACCACGAGGCCATTGGTTCCACCAGCCGGGGTCGGTGACTCCACACCGTCGCGCGTTACCCAGGTAATCCACAGGTGCCAGGTGGTAGCGGGGTTTGTCGGGTGGGAGAACACAGTCCCCTGGAACTCTGCCAGCACCGTGGCATCTGCGAACACTGGCAGGTTACCGGTCGTCCAGGTGGCTCCGTAGAGTCTGGTGACAAGGTGACCACGGCCCTGTGAATATGTCTGTGGGTCGCAGCCGATGAATAGGTAGCTGATGCCAGCGCCGACCGTAAATCCGGTTGGTGTCGGAGGCGGTGTCAGGTCTACCTGTTGAACCTGCTCAAAGGAGCCAGACAAATTTACAGCAAAACGCAGCACGTTGGCGGAGAGCTGCCCAGACGTGTTAATGGTTCGTAGTGCAAAGGTATACAAACCTGCAGGAGGCTTGGTCGTCTCAAATTGTGCGGTGTAGATGTCGTCGGCGTCGCCCAGCGGAGTCAAGTCAGCCCACGATGCCGCAGATACTTGAGTATCGCCCGCCACATACCGGATTTGTACGCCTGCAAAAGCGACAGGAGTGTCGCCCGCAAACGACCAAGCAAAGCGGCGAAGCCCTCCAGCAAGTTCTTGCACCACAAAGTTGCTGGCGTTGGCGGGCGGCACAGCCACTCCAGCCGTGACATACACAACCGAAATCGCGTCCCCGGCCCGTCCCGATGCGTCGAACGGGCGCACTTGAATGAGGTACTCGCCAGGCTCCTCAATGCGCCAGCTGCTGCGGTTGCCTGTCGCACGAGCATCAACCAGCGTCAACATCGAACCGTCCAGACCTGCCCACACCTGGCAGTATTCGGCCGCCCCCTGCGACTCCCAGACCGCACTCAGCTGCCACCAACGGGTGTTACCTTGGATGTTGGTCTGCTCGGTCACGCGCACGTTCTGCACGGAAGGACGCGCCAGCTGTGGCAGGGCAGACGGGTTAGGCGCAGGCACGTAAGTGCCGTTAAGTACGTAGTCCCAGAACTCAGGTCCTTCCGGCACGCAGGTAATATCCGCACCGCTAAGGTCTTTCTCAGGCTCTACATTCACCACACGCACACGGTAGCCGGGGGTCGCCTTGAAGTCGTAGCACCACAAGGTGTCGTGGGCTGGGTTGTCATCCCCGTCCCCTGGCACGCGCTCCTCCAATGGCCAATCACCCACCAAGGTCAAAACCTCCTGGCTGTCAGTGAAGGGTGTAACGTCCCACACACGATAGTCGCGCTCTCCGGGCAGACGCAGACCAAGTTTTCGGGTAGCTAGGGGGGGTACTGGCTCGTCCAACCGGACATTGATGAACCCTTGGCCCACGACAACCTCTTGCACGCGTCCTCCGAAGCCCCACTGGGTCAAGTCGTGGGACACTGACAAGACGCTTAGGCGCCGGTAGTCTAGGTGCTCGATGTTGGCGCCGAAGTTGATGGTCTTGTACTGGTACAGCGACTGTCCAAGGTGGAAGCGGGCCATCTTGGCAGCGTGTGCCTCCGTGGTGACTCCCTCACCCGTGATGCGTGCCGGGTTCAGGGGCGTCGTTACGCCAGGAGCATTTACACGGATAGTGCTTGTCTCAAACTTACGGGCACGATCAACGTACTGGTATTCGATACCATCAGCTGTTGACGCGACAGCGTAGTCCACACTGAAGCTGGCCTTGGCCATGTTGGCCATGTTCACCACCGCGCTGGTGGGTTGGCCAGGCGCAACAAACATCGCTGTAGGGCGTGAACCGTCAGTCCACGCAAACTCTCCCATACCAGCACGGGCCACCTCATCACAAAACTCCATCAAGGAGATTTCCGAAGTCACCCAGCGGTCGTAGGTATAGTCGTTGGCCGCGCAGTGCAGCATGAAAGCCTTCAAGCCTTCAATGTCAATGTCCTCATCCGCCAGCCCGAAACCGAACTGCAACTTGCCGTTGTGCTTCACCCCGCGCAGCGTCTGTAAGATGATGGCGCCAGGGTTGGACAGCCCGTTTTCTCGGGTTGTTGCAGTCGCCCAAGCTGTACCGGTCCAGATCGGCATCGGCTTGGCACGGTACGTGGCACGCAAGGTATCAACGCTTCCAGAGAATTGCCCCGTCGCCTTGATCTTGATCCCTATCCGGCCAAACTGAGTGTAGTCCGTCGTGTCGGCCTGGATGCTCTTGAGCACGGTCCACGCGAGCTTGCAGGTGTCCTTGCCGTCGCCCTCGTTGTAGCGCGGCTGGCCCAGGCGCACGCGCACCTCGTGCTGGCCTGCCGCCACCGGCAACGTGATGGTGCGGCGCAGCACGGCGGTGCTGGCGTTGCTCAGCGTCTCGCTGTGCGCAGGCGCCCAGGCGCCGCCCACGGGACGCGACTCGATGAACAGCGGCACGGTGTTGACCAGGATGCCGCCCTTGTTGTCCACGTCGAACAGCTGGCCCTCGATGTCGACCTGCAGCGCAATGCCACCGGCCGAGCTGGTGCGCGTGACCCAGGCGCCGTTGTTCTCCAACTCGCCGCCTGCCAAGCTGTCTGCGTTGGAGTACAGCGGCAAGCTCTGGCTTTGCATGCCCGCAAAGCCGTTGTAGTACACCGACACGTCTTGGTAACTGGCGATAGGCGTGTCACCAATTGACAGGTCGGACACGCTATGGACGTTGACGCCGCCCAACAAGATGGTGCTCAGGTACTGGTCATCGCCCTCGTACCAGGTGTAGGGCTGGCTGGCCATGTCGGGGGTAACACGCATCTCACCCCATAAAGTGCCAATGGGTTCGTAGGCACGGGCGCTGTTGCGCTGGCTCGACAAACTGTAGACCTGTTTGGCGGCTGCAGTTTCACCAAATTTGGGGACCTTGGGGCCTAGTACCTTGTTGATGAGGATCGACCCGGCCATGTAGACGCCGAGAGCGCCCAGCGCACCAATACTGCCAGCGACGGCTCCTGCGCCCCACATACCTGCAGTAGCCGCCCCGAAGCCGAGGGTGAAGTAGGTCAAAGCCGCCATCGCCACAAGCTGTACCACCTGTCTTCCCAGTACGGCACGGCAGGCGATGTGCATACCTTCTTTGGGGAAGGTTTTGCCCCACATGGCAGGAGCAACTTCAGCCCCTCCAATGGATACAGCCCACCCATCCTCGGTCAGGTGAGGAGCGTGGCGTAGAAGAAAGCCTTTAAGGCTTTCACCGGGTTTCAGGTCGCAGGGGATTATCGACTGCCCATCGCATACAAAAGGGTTTGGGGTGTATACGAAGTAGGGTGTGGTCGGTGTCATAT